CGCGTCTCGACCCTTGGAGAAAGCTGTGAGCCGCCTGTACGAGCGCATGGCGGTGGCGTGCGCGAGGCTCGTCGCAAAGACCGAGCCTGACGGCGAGGGCGGCTTCAAGACCGTCCTCGCCGTCGGCGACGGCTTCACGGCGGCGATCGTGCGCGACAGCTCGACGGCCTCGCGCATCGCGGAGCACGACGGCGTGAGGAACGTCTACACCGTGACGACCGCCGAGCCGCTGCGCTACGGCGACCTCTTCCAGCGTGCGTTCGACGGGCAGGTATTCCGCTGCACGTCGAACGCGGACGACGGCGCCGCGCCGTGCTGCGCGTCGTTTGGCTTCGGCCAGTGCAGCGCGGAGGAGTGGGAGGTGCCGGATGGTGACTAAGGCGGCAGCGCTGCAGGCGTGGCTCGAGGGCTTCGGCCTTCCCGTGTACCGCGACTCGGCGGTGCCGGGCGAGGCGAAGATGCCCTACATCACCTACGACCTGCCGACCGCGGCGTTCGGCACGCAGTGCAACTCCGAGGTGAACCTCTGGTTCCGTACATCGTCCGAGGCCGCACCCAACGCCAAGGCCGAGGAGGTCGCCCGTGCGCTCGGGCTCTCCGGCGTGCTGCTGCCGTGCGACGGCGGCGGCATGTGGGTGATGCAGGGCGAGCCGTTCTGCAACGCCATGGCCGACGAGGACAACGCCGTGAAGCGCCGAATCATCAACCTGACCATTGAGTACATGACCAGCTACTAGGAGGTCATATGTCTAAGTTCACGCGCATCCCCGAGAACACGTTCAAGGAGATCGTCATCAACGCGGGCCTGCTCGCCACGAATTTCAACCCCAAGACCGCCGAGGTCGCGGAGTCCGAGCTGATGGGCGCGACGAGCGGCGGAACCAGCTTCGCCGCCACACCCAACTTCATCGACTACGGCGAGGACATCGACAACTGCCCCGCCAACACGATGGAGCTGAAGCGCATCGACAGCATCGAGGCCAAGCTGAGCGGCACGTTCGTGACGCTGAACACCGCGCTCGGCAAGAAGCTCGCGGCCGCAGCCGACGAGACCGAGGGGAAGATCGTCCCGCGCTCCGCGCTCTCGGAGGAGGACTTCGCCGACATCTGGCTCATCGGCGATTACTCGGGCGAGAACGGCAACGGCTATATCGCCATCCGCCTCATCAACGCGCTCAACACGGGCGGTCTGCAAATCACGACGCAGAACAAGGCCAAGGGCCAGTTCGCGTTCGAGTTCACGGGCCACTACTCAATCAAGAACCCCGAGATCGTGCCCTACGAGCTGTATATCAAACAGGAGATTGGAGCCTAACCATGAAGCTGGAGAACCTTAACGCCGACGAGTTCCAGAACGCCATGTGCCTGCTGGCGGACGTTGCCGAGGACGTCATGAACAGCGAACTCGGCGCGAAGGCCAAGGCCGCCTACGCCAAGTTCCGCTCCGACTCCGCCAAGGCCAAGGCCAAGGCGACCGCCAAGGCCAAGGGCGACCCCGAGGCCGCGAAGGCAGCCGCAACCGCCGAGGTCAACGGCCTCGCCGTGGACATGGTGGTGGGGCTTCTGCCCGACGTGCTGCGCCAGGGTGGCGAGATCAGCTACAAGCTGCTCGCCGCACTCGACGGCCAGACGCTCGAGGAGTACAAGGCCGACTTCACCGTCAAGAAGTGGGTGAACGACATCAAGGATGCCATCGACGGTATCGACGGCATCAAGGACGTCCTGGCTCCTTTTTTTGGATAGCCGCCGAGGACCCATCTCACATATGGCTCTGTCTGGGCGAGTACGTCGGGCCACGGCGTGCTCGCCCTTTCTCTAGGTACATGGTCGCGCGGTGGCGCGAGCGGGACGAGCGGGAGGCGTTCCGCGTGTACCTGAGCGAGTCGGTGCGCCTCATGGCGCAGGGGAAGTGGCTCAAGGAACCCTTCCTGAGCATCGTCAACGGCGGTGCGGGCGATGGGTCCGAGGCGGAGGACACGCGCGGCGGCGACGAGATCGCCGCAGACATCATCGAGCGGATGGGATTGAAGGTGGTCTAGGTGAACCTTCTCGACCTGATGATTAAGGTCGGCCTCAAGGACGAGGCCAGTGGCAAGGTCGAGGGCGTGGCCTCGAAGGTCGTGGGCACGCTCGGCAAGGCCGGCGCGACCGCCGCCAAGGCGATAGGCGTTGGCGTCGCCGCCGTGGGGGCGGGCGTCACCGCCATCACGGGCATGAGCATGAGCGCATACGCCGCATACGAGCAGAACGTCGGCGGCATCCAGAAGATTTTCGGCAACATGGGCAAGTCGCTCGACGAGTACGCCGCGCTTACGGGACAGACCGTCGAGCAGTGCTCCGGTAAGTGGGAGCAGCTCGAGCAGGCCCAGACGACGGTGCTGGCAAACGCCGACCGCGCCTACATAACGGCCGGCCTGAGCGCCAACCGGTACATGGAGCAGGTCACAGGCTTCTCGGCCTCGCTTGTCAAATCGCTCGGGGGCGACACGGTCAAGGCGGCCGAGTACGCCAACACGGCCATGGTCGACATGAGCGACAACGCAAACACCTTCGGCACGGCGATGGAGGACCTCCAGAACGCGTACCAAGGATTTGCCAAGCAGAACTACACGATGCTCGACAACCTCAAGCTGGGGTATGGCGGAACCAAGGAGGAGATGCAGCGCCTCGTCAAGGACGCGCACGCCGTCAACTCCGCCGTGGACGAGTCGAGTCTCTCATTCGACAATATCGTGCTCGCTATCCATACGATGCAGGAGCAGATGCAGATCGCCGGTACGACCTCGCGCGAGGCCGCGACGACCATCGAGGGCTCCTGCAACATGGCGAAGGCCGCCTGGGAGAACTGGATAACGGAGCTGGGCAAGGACGACGCCGACATGGGCAAGCTCACCGAGGAGCTGGTACAGTCGGTCGAGACGGCGGCCTCGAACGTCATCCCGCGCGTGGCGACCATCGCCGGCACTGCGCTGTCGCAGCTGCCGAGCCTTGTCACGTCGGTCGGGCCTGTGCTCGGCCAGGCGTTCGTCGACATCTTCACGCAGGCGCTCGACAGCGCGGCGGCAGCCGTGCCCGGGCCCATGGGCGACATCCTCTCCGCCGTGTCGGACGGCGTGGACGAGATCGGCGAGCGCTTCAAGGGCCTTGGCGAGATCTGGTCGGTTGGTGACAACCCGCTCGAGTCTTTGCACCTCGCCATGGTCTACGGCTTGACGCTGCTCGAGGGCGACCTGTCCACGCTGCAGGAGAATATCGCCTCATCGCTGCCCGGCATCGCCGAGGGCTTCGCCGACGTGGGCGGCGAGGTCGTTCCCAGGCTCGCCGAGGGAATCGAGATGGGGCTGTCGTTCCTCTCCGAGACGGCGGCGTCGCTCATGACATCGCTCGGCGGCTACCTGTCCGAGAACCTGCCCTCAATCACGGAGAGCGGCCTGCAGATTCTCACCGGCCTCTCCGAGTCCATAGCCGAGAACGCGGGCGTTCTGGCAGAGGGCGCGGCGAACCTCATCGTCGGCTTGGCGCAGGGTATCGCCGGCAGCCTGCCGACGCTCATCGAGCAGGCCCCGGTCATCGTGCAGAACCTCGCCAGCGCGATCAACGACAACGCGCCAATACTGCTCGGTGCCGGCATCCAGGCAATCGTGACGCTGGCACTTGGCATCGTGCAGGCGATACCGACGCTCATCGCCAACATCCCGGCCATCTTCTCGGCTTTCGTCTCGGCTTGGTCGGCGCTCGACTGGCTGAGCCTAGGCAGGAACGCCATCACGTTCCTGGGCAACGGCATCACCGGCATGGTCGGTTTCGTCAGCTCGTGCGGCACCAATATCGTGTCCGCTATCCGCGGCGCAATCCAGAACCTGCCGTCCATCCTGGCGAGCATCGGCCGCAACGGAATCAGCAGCCTGGGCTCCGCCATCCGCGGCGCGGTCGGCTTCGTGACCTCGGCGGCCTCGAGTATCGGCAGTTCCATCATGGGCGCCCTGTCTTCCATCCCGGACCGCGTGGCCTCCATCGGCTCGCAGATCGTGCAGGGCATCGCAAACGGAATCAGCGGCGCGGCAGGCGTGGTCGTGAGCAAGATTACCGGCGTGGTGGGCGGCGCCATCGACGCGGCCAAGAACCTGCTGGGTATCCACTCGCCGTCGCGCGTGTTCCGCAAGATTTTCGGCTACGTGATGCAGGGCGCGGCCCTCGGCATCGACGACACAGCTGACGAGCCCGTGAAGTCCATGAGGTCGGCGGTGCGCAACGTCGAGAAGGCCGCCGTGTTCGGTGCGAGCGTTACCGGCAGCGGAGCATACGGGGCGACCGCCAGCGGAGCCGCGGGCATCGCGGGCGGCGGCAACGTTTACAACCTCTACCTCAACGGCGACCTGCTGGGCGTCGACGGGCGCGTGGCCTCCGCCTTCAGGAGCTTCGTCGCGGCGGTGGAGCAGAGCATGGCGATGGGGGTCGCGTAGTATGGCGCAGGGAAACTGGGTTCAAGGCGGCAGTGGCTATAGAAAGTACTGCTGGTGCGCGTACGTGGACGTTGCTGAGGTCGGGCGCACGGACACCACCGTGACCTACCGCGTCACGCACGGCTACGGCACGCGCTACGCCATCGACTGCTACGCAAACGGCAGCTCGTCGGCGGGCGGCTCGTGGAACGGCTCGGTCTACTCAACGAACAACTCCGGCTGGGTGTGGGTGCAGTGCACGTCGCGCGACGTCGAGCTCGCGCGCGGCAACGGCGACGCCTACAACCACACCTTCACGGGCCAGATTAACGTCACGGGCGGCTTCGGCAACGGCACCTCGAACGCCTCCAACACCGTCACGGTGCCGTGCCGCGCCTACCACACGCCGCACACGCCGAAGAACATCAGGGCGGAGCGTCTGAGCGACACCAGCGCGAAGGTCAGCTGGGACGTCGACTACACGGGCATGAACGGCGACTACCCCTGGTCGACCGTGACCGTCGGTGTGGCGAAGAACGGCCCCGGGAAGTTCACCGACGTCGGCACCGTCAGTTGGGACACCACGAGCCACACCTACAACGGCCTCGAGCCGGGCTGCATGTACATCTTCTCGGCCAAGGCGACGGGCCCCGGCGGCACGTCGGACTACGGCGTGAGCGCGCCGGCGATCTACACCACGCCGACGGCGCTCGGCATGCTCGAGGCCGTCAAGGCGGAGGCGGCGAAGGTCGTGCTCAAGGGGCATGACGCGCCGGCCTTCGTCGACAGCTGGGAGTTCCAGCTCACGACCGACGGTGGGAAGACGTGGGTCGATGCGGACGTGAACGCCTCATGGGAGGACGAGGAGGCACCGGCGGGTACGGTGCGCTACCGCGCCCGCGCGGTCAAGAGCGGCCTCAAGGGACCGTGGACCGAGTCAAACGAGGTCACGACAATATGCCCGCCGCTCGCACCGTCCATCAGGGGCGTCAGGGCGGCTTACGCCACAGGTTCGACCGCGACGCTCGAATGGGTGCCCAACCATCCGGACGGCTCGGCGCAGACCTCAGCCGAGGTGCAGGTCACGACGCCGACGGGTCCCACCACCACGACGGTCGATGGCCCGGGTACGAGCCTGAAGCTGCCGACCGGCACCAAGGGTCCCTACTCCGTGCGCGTGCGCACCAAGGGCCTCGACGAGGACTGGGGCGCATGGTCGAGCGCGGCGGCATATACCGTGGCGGACGCGCCCCAGGCATTCTTCACCGATCCGGCTGCGGACGGGGCGACCTTGCGCGCGGTGCCGCATACCTTCACATGGAAGGTGGCCGACGAGACGGGCGTCAGCCGACAGTACCTGTCTTTGTGCGACATCAGGGGCAACCTCCTGTGGAGCGGGACTGTGGACAAGGACGCGCGCTCCTTTGGCCTCGGCTACGCGCAGCACGCCTTCGTCAACCACACGGTCTACAGGGTCGTGCTCACGGTCACGGCCGGATCGTCGCTATCGGTCACCGTCTCGAGAACTTTCCGGACCGACTGGGCACCGCCAGCCAAACCGTCGCTCAACATCTTCGTCGACGGGAGGTTGGGATGCCAGCTGTCGGTATTCCCAGGTAAGGCCGACAGTGACGACACGCCCGAGACGTCCCACTTCACCGTGTCGCGCGTCCTGCCCGACGGCTCGACCCTGCAGCTCGGCTCGCACCTTGCGGCTGGCGAGGGCGCGAGCGACCCGCTGCCTCCGCTCAACAGCGAGTTCGAGTACGTCGCGGTTGCCTACGCCGCGACGGGCGTGAGCACAGCGACGAGGGTCAAAACGACCGTGGCGAGCCGCGAGGTGGCTCTCAACTGGGGAGCCGGCGCTGAGAGGTCGTGGCTCGGGCGCTATCTCAAGAAGGGCTCGAGCCGCAAGGTGACGCACGGATACAAGATGCTGCACTTCGCCGACGGCGGGGAAGGGCTGCCCGTCTCGTACGGCATCAACGAACGGGACGTCAAGGACAGCATGGACTTCCTGCTGCTCGACGAGGAGGACTACAAGTCATTCCTCGAGGTCATGAACATGGCGGGGCGCTTCTGGGTGCGCGATCTCTACGGCGAGCGGTTCCGCGCCCGCCTGAGCTGCAGCGTGAAGCGTTCCGACGGCGCGTGGGTGGCTTCGTGCGACCCGACGTGGGAGACGTGGGAGGAGCCCGCCAATGGCTGATAGCTGGATAAGGCCGTTCGACGCCTCCTACGACTTCGTGCGCGTATCACGTGAGACGGGGCTCGAGCTCGACTTCGTGCGCGACATCGAGAACGGCGGCTCCATCGAGCGCAACGCGAACACGGCGCTCTATGAGACTGCATCCCTGGACTTCGCTGACAAGTTCGACGTTGGCAACGACTTTCTGCGTGTGTACCTCAACGCCACCTTCACGGACGGCAGTAAGAGGCGCGAGTGCCTCGGAACATTCATGCCGCAGGTGGACTCGGTGAACATCGACGGCGCCTACCGCGAGGGCCAGATCAACGCCTACGGCCTCCTGAAGCTGCTCAAGGACGACGACTTCGACGGTCCCTACGTGATCGCCCAAGACAGCAATGCGGTGGAGGAGGCCGTCAAGATAGCCGAGTCGGTCGGCCTCACCGTCTACGCCGACAGCAGTAGCCTCCTGTTGGGCAGCAACTGGGTGTTCGGCGTGGGCAAGAACAACGACGCCAAAACCAAGCTGGATGCCGTGAACCTGCTCCTTGAGGCGGCGGGGTTCCACTCGGCCTCGACCGACCGCATGGGCAATGTGCTCTTCAGGCGCTACATCGAGCCCTCGGACATGCCCATCTCGGCGGAGTTCACCGAGGGCAGGGACGCGCGCTTCATGTCGGACATGACCGAATCGACCAACCGCGCCGAGGTCTGCAACGTCGTGCACGTGGACTTCAGCACGCAGGACGCATCGGTGCGCGGCACGGCGGTGGACGACTCGCCCGATTCAGACCTCTCGACCGTCTCGGTCGGTCGTCGAATCGTCAAGAGCTACAGCTACGACAGCCTGCCGGGCGTGGATACCGAGGACGCCAACCTTGTCGAGGGCGCCGCCAACGCCCTCATCGGCACCGGCAAGAAGTCGGATAAGAGCTTCAGACAAAGCGATTCGCACGGCAGCATCCAGACCGTCTACGTCTCCGACTCGCCGCAGGTGGGCGTGCTTTTCGGCATCAAGGTCGTCTCGAGTGGCGGGCGCGTCGGCTTCTGCCAGGACGAGGGGCCGAGCGTCAAGAAGGATACGGACTACACGCAGAGCGTGTGGGTCAAGGGCACTAAGGGCGCGACGGGCATCATACAGTCTTTCTGGGATCAGGAGAGGGCGCTTGGCCCGGTGACCAAGGGGTTCACCATGACTGGCGAGTGGCAGAAGGTCAGCTACACCTACCACGCCACGGAGAACCACAGCAAGGTCAGCTGGGGCTACTGCTACATCGACGGCGGCGAGGCCATCTTCGTCGCCGACAAGGTCGAGGAGGGAGGCAACGCCACGCCTTGGCCCCAGGACGCCATGCAGGCGGCGGCGGACCGCAAGGCGGCTGAGCTGCTCGCCACCGAGCGCGCCGTGACGCGCACGGACGAGTTCAGGAGCGTGTACAAGCCCGTCGAGCCGTGCATGGCGGTGGCGATGAACTACAGGACCGGCGGGGTTGTCGGCAAGCTGGCAATCCAGAAGCAGACGCTGACGCTCGACGCCGGCTGCGTCATAAAGCACACGGCGAGGAGGTACGAGCGATGAGCGATTCGACGGCCGAGATCAAGGGCGCGGCGGCGCGGCTGGCGGCGGCGATGCCATCGGGCGGCAAGCGGCTGACGATGGAGTTCGGCACGGTCGTCGGCGTCCACGGCACTGCGCTCGACGTGATGCTGCACGGCGCGGTGGTGACGGTCCCGATGGTGCGCTCCTGCACGGGGTGCATCATCACCGACCGTGCCGTGATCCTGTCGCAGGGCCCGCTGGCCGTGTGCGTCGGCACGATGGCGGCGGTGTAGGCCCGCGTTACGGGGGTCCGAACCTGCAGCGTGGCGGGGAATGGGCCCCACCACGCTGCAGAACGGGAAGGAGGTCAGATGGAGGTACTCAAGCTCTTTGCGCCGTACGGGCCGGGGTGGCTCGGCGGCGTGCTGCTGGCGCTGATCGCCTTCTTTTTCGGTAGGCAATTTCTGGACGAGTACAAGCGACAAAACCAGCGGAAGGGCGAGCTCGACCTCAAGCGCGAGGAGCGTAAGCAGGCCGAGGTGGACGAGCGGGCGCAGCGTGACCGTGAGCGATCACAGATGGAAGGCCGCATCGCAGCCCAGATGGAGAGGTCCAACAGCCTCATGGAGGCCATGAAGACGCTGATGGAGTCCGTAGTGGCGTCCAACGAGGTCCTGCACAGCGACCTTACGCACAGTCAGGCGAGAAGCCAAGGAATGGCGGAGAAGGTCGACCACATCTGCGACCGAGTCGACCTGCTCTACGACAAAGAAACAGGTAGATAGGAGGAATCATGACTACCGAAGACATTATCCGCAAGGTGACGAGCCGCAAGTTCTGGCTGTGCACGGCTGCCTTTTTGGGCTCCGTCGCGACCAGCGTGGCCGGCATCGCCACGGACAACCAGACTGTCGCCGCTATCGGCACGGTGTGCGGGGTCGCGAGCGCGGCCATCTACGCCGCGGCCGAACAGGCCGTGGACGCCGCGCGACTCAAGGCGGGAGGCGAGCATGACGGAGACTAACGCCGAGCCCAAGCGCAAGCTGCCGATGCGCAGCGTTTTCGCAATCGTCCTCGCGCTCGTCGCGGCCCTCGCCGCCCCGTGCGGAGCCGAGGCGTACCAGAGTGTCGACAAGTACGTGAGCAACGGCCACGGCTACCTCAATGCGTCATATCTCGTAATCCACGAGACGGCAAACCCGGGCGCGAGCGCCTACAATCACACGCTGCTGTGGTCGCACAACGATACCTACGCTGTGCATCATGTAATGGAGCTTGACGGCTCCACCGTGTACAACACGGTGCCCGAGAACCGACTTTGCTGGCACGTGGGCAACGGCAACTACGCCACCATTGGTATCGAGCTTGCTCACGCCACCAATGCCTCCGACTTCTCCAAGCAGTGGTCCGAGGCCGTGAAGTGGGCGGGCGACGAACTCCGCTCTCGCGGCTGGGATACGTCCCGCCTTTTGAGCCACTACGAAGCGGCTCAGCGCTGGGGCGGGTCCGATCACACCGACCCGAATGGCTATTTCGCCCAGTACGGCAAGTCGTGGTGGGAGTTCAAGCAGGCGGTCGCAGCCTATCTCGGCAGCGGTTATATCGCTCCCATCGCGCCGACCAACGGCAATGGAGGCACCTATCAGCCCTCTTATTCTGCAACCCGCACCAAGTTCCCGAAGTCCACGGGCAAGAGCGTAAACATCCACTATGCTCTCCATAACCGCTACGGTGCGTGGAATGAGGCTGTGACTAACTTCAACGACTCCAATTCCGAGGGCTTCGCTGGTATGCCCTACGGTTCCCACGACATGCTGATCGCTTGGGTGGACAGCGGCACGCTCAAGTACCGCGTCCATACCAAGGAGAGCGGTTGGCTCGACTGGGTACAGTCTGCCAACTACAGCGACAGCGTGAATGGCATGGCGGGCCTTTGGGGCCAGACCATCGACGGCGTTCAGATGTACTACATCACGCCTGACGGCGGCTACAAGCAGGTCTACTACCGTAGCCAGGACGTTGCCCACGCTGGCTACTGGGACGAGGTCTGCGATGATGGCTCCACCTACGGCGGCGATGACTACGCAGGCATGTACGGCTATGCGCTCGATCGTCTGCAGTGCTACGTGTCCGACGGTACCCGCCGATGATCGCGCTGGCGTTCGTCCGCGGCGCGCTTTTCGGCGGCACCGTGGCAACAATCGGGCTGTGTCTCGTGAGCATCAACCGGCGCTAGCGGCCGCGGGCGATAGCAACAGAAAGGGGGTCGTGGCGGTTCGTCGCCACGGCCCCCTTTCTCGTATCCCTCGAATATCCCAAGTAGGCGCAAAACCCTAAGTACGGTCAGCGTGTTGCGGTACGTTCAGCGCGTTTTGCCTGATGGTCAGCATCAATAGCGAGCTGCGGCAAACTGTCTCAGTACTGCCACATGTGGTTGACGGGGCCGGAGCCTTTGCCCATGTCAAAGCCGGCGGCCAGAGCGCCGGTTAGGTAGGCCTTGCCGGCGTTGACGGCGTCGGCAAGATCCATGCCCTGAGCCAGCGCGCAGGCGATGGCGGACGAGAGCGTGCATCCGGTGCCGTGCGTGTTGTCGGTCTCGATGCGCTTGTGGCGGAACCACGTGGTGAGTGGATCTCCCAGATGGTTGCCCTCGTCATCGAGTGGCGCGGGTTCGGCCAGTACATCGTTGGCCTCGTTGACAAGATGCCCACCCTTAACGAGGGATGCGCAACCAAAGCGGCGGGTGAGGAGCATGGCAGCATTTTGCTGCGTGCGCTCGGAGTCGACCTCGTAGTCGAGCAGGGCCATGGCCTCGGGAATATTGGGCGTGATAACCGTCGCTAGCGGGAACAGGCGGCGGGTGAGCGCCTCGGCGGCATCTTCGGCAATCAGCCGCGCGCCCGAGGTGGCGACCATGACGGGGTCGACGACCACGTTCGTTGCGTTCCAGGCGCTCAAGCGGTCGGCGATGACTTCGATAATCTCGACAGAAGAAACCATGCCGATCTTGACGGCGTTCGGGCGGATATCGTCAAAAACGGCGTCAATTTGCGCGGCTACGATATCTGGCGAGATATCCTGTACGGCGGTGACGCCCAAGGTGTTCTGTGCGGTGATGGCGGTCTCGGCATACAGGCGGTGCGCCGTGATGGTCTTGATGTCGGCCTGAATGCCGGCGCCACCGCTGGAATCGGATCCTGCGATGGATAGAACGGCAGGTACCTTACTGCGATCCATGTTCGCTCCCTTGTTCGGTCGGAATCAAATGGGTCTATAAGCCAGCATTATAATGATGCCCGGGCCGACTCTATGTCGAACCCGGGCGGGCGATGCAATCTTTACGCAAATGCAAGCAAATGTTCACACGTCAACAATTGACAGGCACCAGCTCGCCGCCAGAAGCGGCCGCGGCGACAGGGCTAGTCCTCCATGCCGAGGTCGATCGTGGTGCCCTCGAAAATCTTGTTGACGGTGCGGACGGCACACATCTTGCCACACATGGTGCAAGTGCCTTCGGTGGCGGCGGGGGACTCCTCGTAGCGCTTCTTGCCCGTAACCGGGTCGAGTGCGCACTTCCACATGGCGTCCCAATCGAGCTTGCGGCGTGCCTGGCCCATCTTGTCGTCCATGTCGCGGGCGTGCGGCACCTTCTTGGCGATATCGGCGGCGTGCGCGGCAATCTTAGTGGCCATGAGGCCGTCGAGCACGTCCTGGGCGTTAGGCAGGCATAGGTGCTCGGCCGGCGTCACGTAGCACAGGAAGTCGGCGCCGGAGCTCGCGGAGATGGCGCCGCCGATGGCTGCGGTGATGTGGTCGTAGCCCACGCCGATATCGGTCACCAGCGGCCCCAGCACATAGAACGGGGCGTTGTGGCACAGACGCTTCTGCAGCTTCATATTGGCGGCGATCTCGTCGAGCGCCATGTGACCCGGGCCCTCGACCATGACCTGGACGCCGGCGGCCCAAGCACGCTTGCACAGCTTGCCCAGTTCGATCATCTCGGCAGTCTCGGTGGCGTCGTTGGAGTCGTAGAGACAGCCCGGGCGGCAGGAGTCGCCGAGCGAGATCGTT